ATATGGCTTTTGCAGAATATAAATTACCATGCCCAGAGTGTGGTGGTAGTGACCCAGTAGCAAAGAACACCGATGGTTCTGCCAAATGTTTTAGTTGTGATACATACTTCTTAAACTATGAGGGAGCAACGAAAGGTAAGACAATGACAGAGAAGAAAGACACACCTAAACCCATAGAGAATCCGCATGGTGCGGACTACTCTGCCTTAACAGACAGAAGAATATCCGAAGCAACGGCTAAAAAGTATGGTGTGAAGTGTGTCCTCTCTTCTACTGGAGACATAGTACAACACTTATATCCTTACTTTAATAAGCACGAATTATCAGCGACTAAGATTAGATACGTAAGGGATAAAAACTTTTCGGTTCAAGGTAGCTTTAATGGTACTGGTTTATTTGGAGAACAGCTTTTTCAATCGGGTAAAACTATTACTATAACCGAAGGGGAATGCGATGCGATGGCTTGCTACGAATTAATGGGTAGTAAGTGGGCATCTGTTTCTATTAAGCGTGGCTCAAGCGGTGCAGTCAAAGATGTTAAAGAAAGTTTAGAGTTTCTTGAAAGTTTTGAGAATGTTGTTATCTGTTTTGATAGCGACAAGCAAGGCAAGGAAGCATCAAAGAAAGTAGCTATGCTTTTCCAACCCAGTAAAGCTAAAATTATGACCTTACCTACAGGTTTTAAAGATGCTAATGATATGCTTCGCCAAAACAAACATAAAGAATTTATTGAAGCGTGGTGGTCTTCTAAAGTTTATACTCCTAGTGGGGTTATTAACGTGTCTGAATCTAGGCAAGACTTCTTTGACAGAGAAAAGAAAGAGAGTGTTCTTTATCCTTGGAAAGGTTTAAACGATAAGCTATATGGTATGAGACAAGGAGAACTCATTACACTTACTGGTGGTACAGGACTTGGTAAATCCTCAGTCACTAGAGAGCTTGAGCATTGGTTAATCAAAAAAACTAAAGATAACGTAGGAGTCATTGCACTTGAAGAAGATTGGAGAAGGACTGTTGATGGGATACTATCCATCGAAGCTAACGCAAGACTGTACATTGACCAAGAGAGAGAGAACTTTTCACCTGAAGAAATAGATAAGTTCTTTGATATACTTTATGATGGAGAGAATAAAAACAGAGTATGGATTCATGCCCACTTCGGTACTAATAGTATAGATGAAATCTTTAATAAGATTCGCTTTATGATTATCGGATGTGGTTGCAAGTGGGTAGTAGTAGATCACTTACACATGTTAGTCTCTGCGATTCACGAAGGAGATGAGAGAAGAGCTATAGATAGTATAATGACCAGACTTAGAAGTATTGTTGAAGAGACAGGAGCAGGTATTATATTGGTGTCTCACTTACGTAGGGTTGATGGTAACAAAGGACACGAGAATGGTATTGAAGTTAGTCTGTCTCACTTGAGAGGCTCGCAAAGTATTGCACAGTTATCTGATTGTGTCATTGCTCTTGAAAGGAATCAACAGTCTGAAGATGAAGAGGAATCCAATACAACAAAGGTAAGAGTATTAAAGTCTAGATACACAGGAGATGTTGGACTAGCATCACACTTGCATTATGACAGAGAAACTGGTAGACTAAAAGAAGTACCTAAAGAACAATTTGAAGAAGATATTCTGGAGTTATAAGAATGGACATAGTATTTGACATAGAGACAGACGATCTTAAAGCTACAAAGATACATTGTATTGTGGCTCAAGATGCTGATTCAGGAGAGACATTTAAATTTCCTCCTGATAAACTACAAGAAGGGTATGAGTTCTTAACAAAAGCCGATAGGCTTATCGGACATAACATTATAGGTTTTGATATACCTATGGTAGAAAAGTTTGGTGGTGTTAAGCTCTCTCATAAACCTGTTGTTGATACTCTTGTTATGTCAAGACTATTCAATCCAGTACGTGAAGGCGGTCACAGTTTAGAGAAGTGGGGGTTTCGTTTAGGCTTTAGGAAGATAGAGTTTGAAGATTACTTAAACTATTCCAAGACAATGTTAGACTATTGTGTGCGTGATGTACATCTTAACACAGTTCTATTCAAACACTTAAGAAAAGAAGGAGCAGGTTTTAATAAGGAATGTGTTGCACTTGAACAGACTGTTGCAGATATAATAAAGAAACAAGAAGACACAGGGTTTCAATTTGATTTAAAGAAAGCTGAATTGCTTCTGGCGGAATTGCGTGAGAAGATGCAACAAGCAGAGGATGAAGTACATAAAGAATTTAAACCTAGGTTGGTTGACATTAGACAAGTAACCCCAAAGCTTAAGAAGGATAGTACATTATCTAAGTCAGGACTAACCCCTGAAGAATACATAGAAAGATTACCTACAAATAATATCAAACCTTTTATGCGTAGGAAACTTCAAGACTTTAATCTTGGTTCAAGAAAACAAGTAGGCGAATACTTAATGGAGTTCGGTTGGAAGCCTAAAAAGTTTACACCAACAGGTCAGCCTATTGTAGATGAGACTACACTAAGTAAGATAGATAAGATACCACAAGCAAAACTTATTGCTAAGTATTTTCTGTATCAGAAACGCATTGCTCAAGTTGACTCTTGGATTAAAGCAATGGACGAGGACGGTAGAGTACATGGGTTTGTTATACCTAACGGTACTATCACAGGTAGGATGGCACATAGGAGTCCTAACATGGCTCAAGTTCCTAACATTCATAGCCCGTATGGTCAAGAGTGTAGGTCTTGTTGGATTGTTAAGGACGGATATAAATTAGTAGGTATAGATGCGAGTGGTTTAGAACTACGAATGCTTGCACACTACATGCAAAACGAGGAGTACATAAATGAAATCATTAATGGAGACATACACACCGCTAATCAAAAAGCTGCAGGACTTGAATCAAGAGATCAGGCAAAGACATTCATCTATGCACTCATCTACGGAGCAGGAGATGCAAAGCTTGGGAGTGTGGTTGGAGGAAATAGGGAAAGTGGTAAGCGACTTAGACGACAATTTCTTAATAATAACCCATCATTTAAAACTCTTCGAGATAGAGTACAAAGAGCGTCAGGCAAGCACTGGCTCAAGGGAATAGACGGACGCAAGCTTTTAATTCGCACACAGCACGCTGCTCTCAACACGTTATTGCAAGGTGGAGGTGCTATAGTTATGAAGCGTGGTCTTGCTATGCTAGATTCTTTAGTACGTTTAAACACCTTCGATGCTAAGTTTGTTGCGAACATACATGACGAATGGCAGATGGAAGTAAGAGAAGATATAGCAGAGAATGTAGGAGCACTAGCTGTTGAATGTATTATCAAAGCAGGAGAACATTATAACCTTCGCTGTCCTATGGATGGTGAATACAAAGTAGGAGACAACTGGAGTGAAACTCATTAACTTAATACAAGGAGAACTGTTTCATAATTTACCTACTCCAGAAGCAGATGATATAAATTTTAAAGTTTGTACTACTTGTAATCAACCTAAAGAATTAAAACATTTTGCTTACAGAGAAACTTACTCTGGTCCTCGTGGACTAAAATCTTTACGAAGTGAATGTAGAGAATGTAAAGCTAAAAAAACTAAAATAGTAGCTCTCTTAAAAGAACAGTATCAAAGACCAACAAGCCCAAAATATAAATGTCCTTGTTGTAATAAAAAGGAAACAGAACTTAGAGTTGGAAATAGGTGGAAAGATAAATCTGTTTGGGTTTTAGATCATAATCATTTAACAGAAAAATTTAGAGGTTGGATTTGTGGTAACTGTAATGTTGGACTTGGTAGATTTAATGATGATGTAACAAATTTAAAAAACGCTATAAAATATTTAAAAAATTATGACAACTAAAAAACTAAACACACTAGTAGAAGACATCTACTCTAAACTATCCGTACTTGGCAAGGGTGAATCACTTAACCTATCTGATGAAGTCATAGATAAGTTTGGTGAGGACATGAAAGAAGCTCTTCGTCATTGGTCAACACCTACTGAACGATCAACAGGTACACTACGCATGTCTAACATAGGCAAACCTAACAGGCAGTTATGGTATGACATGAAGTATCCAGATGAAAGTAATTCAATAGCCCCTTCTACCTTTATAAAGTTTCTTTATGGACACCTACTTGAAGAGGTTGTACTTCTTCTTGTAAGACTTGCAGGACATGAAGTAACGGATGAACAGAAGAACGTCAAAGTTAAAGGTGTTGAAGGACACATGGACTGTGTAATTGATGGTGAAGTTATTGATGTTAAGACTGCATCAGGATTTGCCTTCAAGAAATTTAGAGATGGCACACTAGCAGACGATGATACCTTTGGATACCTTGCACAACTTGCAGGGTACGAAGCAGGACATGGCACATCTGAAGGTGGTTTCCTAGCAATGAATAAAGAGAGCGGAGAACTTGCACTTTATATTCCAGAAGAACTTGACAAACCTAATATACAGAGTAAAATAAGTAAAGTAAAAAAGTCTTTAAAGGTGGACACACCACCTGAAATCTGTTACACTCCGATACCTGATGGTAAGTCGGGCAACATGAAACTTGCCAGAGGATGTTTCTTTTGTAGACATAAGGTTGAGTGTCACAAAGATACCAACAACGGAAAAGGTCTTCGAGTATTTAAATATGCTAATGGTCTTTCATATCTAACACAAGTAGTTAAAGAACCTAAAGTAGAGGAGATAACAAATGAATTCAAAGCAAGAAAAGAAAATAAGAAAACACGCAAAGCACTTAATGGTTGAGTGGTTACGTAGTGTAGTACCTGATGAAGAAAAAGATAAAGTTACAGTTGAAAACGTACACACTTATATTCCTGATCAGACTCACGTTTATGGGAATAGAAGTTTACATATTTCTGCGTACACTTTACGTTGGTTTATTAAAGGTATTAAGAAACTTATTCGTAAGGGTAGGAAAGACTTTCAGACAATTAAAGTACAAGAGCTAGAGCATGGGGGATAATCCTAAATATGATCTTAACACGATAGAACTATCCGAACTAATTATGGTTGTAGGTAGTTATATTTTTGCCGGTAGCTCACTAGATAAAATTGACGATGAAGTAATGATAAAGCTTTTAGAATTACTTGATGAAGAATGTAATTTTAGGTTGACAGGAATGTATAATAATGAGATAATACACTAATGAAGAAAGGATTTCGCAAGCCTCGTAAGGTTAGACCAATAGAAAAAGATTTACCTAAAGGATATGATTCTAATTGGGAATATAAATTACACACTAATCAATTAAAAGAATGGTCACATCACGGAGATAAGATAGACTACACAGTTGAGCATACATATGAACCTGACTTTAGAAAAACATTTTGTAATGTAGAATATTTAATTGAAGCAAAGGGTAGGTTC